TACTTGAAGTTGACTGCCAGCTTCTCCAACTTGGTATCAATGACCGCCTTGGAACCATTCATCTTAACGACCGTCAGCGTTCCGTTGGATTCATCCCAAAGGATTTCCTTTACAAGTTCGTTAGCTTTGGTCAAGTCAACTTTCGTGGTGTCGAGTGCGCACACACGATCGTCGATTGCATCAATGCCGCCCTCTATGTTGTTCAGCCTATTTCGATTAATTGCGGTCTTTTCGCTTGGAAGGTTCTCCCAATATTCGCGGCTATAGATTTTCTGATATGCCATCTAATCACTTCCTTTCTAATGCGGATAGTCTGCGTTCAAAATCGTTACACCTGTTCTGCAGTTTCTGTATCATGGCAGTGTTAAGCGCAATAAACTCTTGATAGCACAATGTATACATATCATTTGCGCCACCATTCTGCTCTAAGAATTTTTCCCATTCCTCATTAGATTCAAAATCTTTTTCGGAGAATACCGCATGTTCCAGTCCGTAAAACTCATTTTCAGATATGTCACAATCCGTCATTGCCTGTTCGACATCCTGTGCAACAAATCCAATGTGCGTTTTATCATCATTTTCTATGAGCCGATATTCCATCGGTTGTAGCAACTCGAAAAATCTCTCAAACCGATCATCCTCTAACAGTTTTCGGAAATCTTTTTTCTTCCTGCCATCAGACGTTGTTTTCCAACCACCGGAAGAATACCCTCCGGCAAATGGATTGGGGTTAGTTCCACAGTACACAGAACTAGAACTTGGGATTAAATTTCCGTTGTCTGAAATTCGTACATAATCGGATAGTCCAATACCTTGCAAATAATGCGCGGTTGATGCCATTATACACTGCCTTGCACTTTCTGCAGTTGTTGCTGAATCTGCTGTTGTTGCATGATCTGCAGTGCTAGCATGGTCACCTATGGCTACACCATCTTGATCTGTTACAGAGTTTAGATCGATGCGTATGTTCTGCAGCATTGGCCTTCCTCTTGCATCGAGACCAATAATTACAAGGTCATCTCCTTGTGACGTTGCAATAAAGTTCAATGAATCAACGATTGACACTCGGCCATCGCCATCAAGCTGGAAGTTATTGCTGTTGACTATGAGTCTGTTTCCGCTAAGCGTAATCTGGTCGGCACTTGCATTAATCATCGAAACGACTTGGTCGTTTTCATCTCTTCCAAGTTTCAATTCCAATGATGCGTCTAATTGTCCCTCTGCTTTTTGTGCGCGGTTGACTTCTGCAGAAATGCTTTTTGCGGTCTGCTCAAACTTGGTATTTGTCTGTTCCTCTAAATCCTCATACGTGGATTGAAGATGGTCTGCGTTCCTCTCTAGCTTTCCGGTACGTCTTTCCACGCTTTCAATCGTGTCTCTGATAGAATTGACCTTTGCAGAGTGCGTCTGCGTTCCCTGTGCCGAGATTGAATCTCTCTTGCTTTGTACTCCGGTTAAAGTGCGTTGCAATAGATACGTTTCAACAATCTCTCTCGTGGTATTGAATCGGATTGGTTCCCCAAGTGTCAGACATGGATTTCCGACACAGGTGCAACTTTTAATCGGTGTGTATGCCGCCTGTGCCATAATAGGCAATAGGTTATTTGCAATCTGTTCCAGCTCCGCTCCGGTCTTGTCTGATACAAGGAAGTTTCCTGTAATAGAATAGTTGTTTCCGGCAGTTCCAACAATAGCACCGGCATTATCTTCACTTGTCTTGATTTCTAGCTGTGTAATTTCCTTGCTTTGAAAGTCCTCATAATCAAACGCGATGTAGTGTCCGGTCATAGACTCTGTGTTTGCGTCAGACGGAAATAAATTGTCAGACGGAAATAAATCTTCTGCCGGATAAAGCGCGCTTGTGATTGCTTTCAGAAAGATATACTCAAACTTGCCCTCTCGGTTGATATTTCCAAAGCATCCGTTAATCTCACAGATTGCCGTTACAACGGTTTTTCCACTGATAGCAGACTCTTCTGTGACCGCGCTTGAATCGTCCGTCTGTGTGGCTACAATCGTCTTATTGACCGTCATGGAATCATTGACAAGGCTTGTTTCAACTTGCGCAATTCCAAGATGCGCAAAGAAACTATTGCGGAACTGCTTAAGTGTCATTGGAAAGCTAAGTCCTGCATACCAAGACTTTACATCTGTATTGATAATGTCGTACATTGCGTCATATGCCGTAATCTGCCGTTTTGTACGGTCAGCCGTAGGAACATCGGATGCAACCTTAAAAACTCCGTATGGCATCGGATTTTCGCTATCTCCACCAATCGTTTCTTCGATAGAGATTGTCTTTCCAATAATGTTTCCTGCGGTGTTTCGTGCTGTGAATTTTACACAATTCGCTTCGCACGCTCCAAACTTTAATTCAGATTCCGAACAAAGACTTTCTTCAAGCGCAAACGTACCGATTTCAAGCATCGAATTGTCTATTTTTTGATTCGTTCCAACAACAGATATGACCATCTGTTTATCTGTCGAGGAATCCCAATACTTTTCTTTCAAACTACTATTTATCATACACACCACCTACAAACGAAAATTTGATTGGGTCATATTTTATCTTCCCATGTGCCACAGAATAGAACGTAGGCTGAATGTCAGCAATATATCCGTACTGTGTCACATATCCGCGTTTCTCCGGCACGTATGCCGTGATATATCCACCGCGCTCCTTTGCCTTGGTATAGTTCTTTTCTATGTTCTTCCAAAAATCATCAAACTGCTTTTCAGTCAGCATGGCTTTGGTTTCAAACTCGACCTTTAAAGCTTTCAGTTCCACGGCATCACGATGCTCATATCCGTTTTCATCCGTCCATGGGTCTTTGTCCTGCATGTTCACATAGGAACTAAACGTGTCCTGCTTTATTAAACTGTTCGGTATGGTATAATTGCCAAACTTTACTAAATATCCACCATATCCCATCGTTTACCTCCTAAAAATGGGTATAAAAATAGCACCTACCGTTTGGTAGATGCTATCCATTTGATTAAATTTTAAGCTACTACTGATTCCCATTCAGATTTCAGCTTTTCTACATCGTTTTCAAAAAGTTTGCAAGCGATTTCGTACAACTGCGGAATCATTCCCATTTCCCTGTCGATATAATCCATCTTGTTTCTTACTTTCGGTTTGAGTGTGCACCCTTCCATCCTTGATTTAAGGTTGCAGTGATATTTCCTTTCAAATTCTCCATAAAGCAATGAATAGCGTTCTTGATACTTTCCATCGGCACCAAAACGGACAATCTGCGTTATCCGCTGTCTCTTGGTCGCCAAGTCAATATCATCAACAAGTCCGATAATAACATCTTCCTTATGGATGATTTCTTTCTGCTGTCTTTTAATGGTTTCATTCTGCTCTCTAACAGTTTTTAATGTCTGTGAAAATATCAGTTTAGTGTTTTCATCTGCATATGGTAGGTAAGTAGAAATAAATAATTCATCATTATTGACATACCCACCTGTTTTACGGATTGTAGGGAGAACCTCGGATGTTACCCACTTGCGAAACTTCCTGGCATTCGGCTTGTCGCTCCGAACGATAACTGCATATAAGCCGCTCTCTGTAATGAAATTTGATTCTCCTGCACGACCGCCTAGATTTAATCTAGTCAGTTCATCTTCATCAAGCCTTTTTGCTACGTCTGTAGCATTTTTAATTTCCAATGCCCTGCAAACATCAATAAGGCAAAACATCGGTTCATCATCGACCATGGCCATTCTAATCTGTCCGAATATCGGATTTTCAAATACCTTAATGCCGTTTTGAATCTTAAGCATAAGTTGTGATTTTTTCATTCGTGTCTACCTCCATACATTTTTATCTGAATAAAAAAGAGGAAGCCACTTGTGAAATCACATTGGTTTCCTCTTTCGTACAGTATGGCGTTCAAGTAAATAATCCGCTTCTTCACGGATAAGGTTGTTTCCTTAGTAATAAGGATAGACTATTTTTGATTTTGTGTCAATCAGCTTTTGGGATTAAAATAAGCCGTGTTTCCACGGCTTAAATATCATTTATCTTTCAATTTTTATTGTAACCAAGTATATGTATATGCTTCATCAACATATATCTTATAACTGCTCGGATAAATCGTATCGTAATTTGAATCGTACGGAAAACTAAACGAGAAATAATCGGTGTCTCCATTCTTTTCACATTCTGCATAATGATAATCATATTTGATCAAGTTGCCAGATGCATCATACATTAAGCAAGAAATTTTCACAAATGAAAAATCTTTCCCGGAATCGTTTGTAGCTTCAACCGTAACATTATCTGCTCCAATGTCCGATTGAACCATTATATTGCGAACATCACAAACAGCATTTGTTGCTTCATCAACACTCAACGACATTTTATAGTTATCATAAGAAACATCGTTATAATCAGAATCGCTCGGTGCGTCAAAATAAAGAACACATTCCTTACCGGATTCAAAAGCTCTGTTACAATCGCTTTTGCTATCCAGCATTTTACCGTTTTTGTAGTATACAAGTTTTGCGTCCAGATCAACATTTACCTTGTTGTTGTTTTTCAAGATAGCAATAACTCCATGACCACTATCTTGGTATTCAATTGAGATGTTTTTCTTTCCCTTGTTCGCATTAAAGGAAGAAGTGACGGTAACTTTGCAAGAAAGCGTTTTCTTTGCAATTTTTGCTTTTACGTACGTTGTTCCTTCTCCAACCGCCAGAACTTTTCCAGACTTGTTTACAGAAGCAACATATTTATTGCCACTACTCCATTTAGCAGTTTTCCTCATTCCGCTTATCTTTAATGTTGCGGATTCTCCAATTTTTAAATTAAGAGTCTTTCTGCTTAATTTGATAGTTGCCGCCTGTGCAACAATCTGTTCCCCATCTGCATTTTGGATTGGCATAGCCGAAATCAAAACGGCAAATGCCAATCCCATCGCTACTAATAATTTTTTTGTGTTTCTCATAATGACTCCTTTCTTGTGATATGATTTATTTAGAATTATATCACGTTCTATTATAGAAGTCACTAAAAAACATATACATTGTCTCCGGTTCGATTGTAATGTTCTCTACCATAATCCCTTGCAGCTTTTCCTATGTCGTTTGTAGTAATTCCGAAATTTTTCTGTAAAATAGCTTGTAATAACTGATTTTGTTGTCGCAGTAAGGAAACCTCTTGCGCAGATGTTGAATTGATAGCATCTTTGATTCCGGTAATTTCTTGGCTTCCTGCGACCGCTGGCTTACCTCCGACTGTTCCCATAATTTCCGGAAGTCCATTTTCTCCAACTGTTGCTATGCTATATTTATCCATAAAACCGCCCGTTGCATAAGCCTTTACTTTAGGTAGGCTCACTTTCGGCACAAGATCGACTCCGCTCCACTTTACCTTTGCTACTTTAGCCGCCGCAGAAACAACACTGTTGAACCCTCTCAAAACGGTATTCACTCCACCGATCAATGAATTTATTGCTGTTTCAATTCTTGAAATTACGGTGTTCATTGCCCCGGCAACACCACTTTTCACGCTATTCCATAATTTGCTGAATATTTCAGCTACACTTTCTTTCATCTTCGAGAAAGCGTTTTTTATCGGGGTGGTTACATGTTCTTTAAACCAACTAGAAACACTATTCCACGCCCCGGTTACCGCTGTCTTTGCCGCGCTAAAAGCTTTCTGAATAGATTCTTTTGCTGAGCTAAAAGCATTCTTGATAGGTGTTGTAACATGCTCCTTAAACCAACCGGAAACCACCGCCCATACCGATTTTACAGTTGTCCATAGAACCTTGAATGCAGTTGATACTGCCGATTTCAATAATTCAAAATTCTTCTTTATTGGCTCTATTACCTTTGATTTAAACCAATCAGAAACAACAATCCATACAGCCTTGACAATGATCCACAATCCTTCAAAGATTTGACCAACTCTTTTCGAAAATCCTTGGAAAAATGAAACAATAGGAGTTATAACATTAGTATTGAACCATCCAGAAACTGTTTTCCATACACCGGATATATCTTTCCATAAAGAAGAGAAAAAACCGGAAACAGATTCCCATAATCCCTTAAAAAAACCGCTTATTGGCTTAATCACATTAGTATTAAACCAATCTCCTGCTTTTGAGAAAATTCCTTTTATTTCTTTCCAATGATCCTTGACTACTACAGCCGCCGTTGCAACACCGGCTACTATTCCTGCGGTAATCGCTGCAGGTGCTGCCGCTACCCCTAAAATAACCGCTCCGACTGCCGTAATCGTAACTCCGACAAGCATAAGTGCTTCATTAAGCCAACTGAATCCGTTCTTTAACATGGTCACAAAGTTTGATATTGCAGTAAATGCGCCAATCGCAACAGAGCCAATCCCGGTTATAGCTTTTGCTACCGGGCTGATAAAAGAAAGTGCGCTCTCTGCCGCACCGCTACCGAATAAAGCTTTGACACCAGCTGAAACAGTTGTTCCAAGTGTAGCAAACGCCCCACCTATTTTTTTTGACAAAGCGGTAGACAATACTGCCGAGATTCCCTCATTTGCCGCAATTTCAACGCCAAGCCTTGATGCAAGTGAACCAGCTATTGCTTTTGAAATGGAAGTTCCGATTATATCAAGTGCGGTTTTTGCAAGATGTAATCCAAGAATTTTTTTGATTGTCAGCGCACCGATGATAATCGCAACCGTCTTTACGTCTAGGTTGCTTAAAAACTCCTTGACACCTTTCCATACGTCCTTCCAAGAAATTTTACTTAATGCTGTCGTAACTGCATCAAACGCGCCTTGCGCCCACGAATTAAGTGTTTGAGCCAATAATGCAAAGTCAAAGTTTTGGAAAAACTTGTTTATTCCGTCTGCGATTGAATTTCCAAATTGTTTCCAATTAAACGTTGTGCCAAACGAATCTAAACCATGAAGCACCGTGTTTAATGAATTTGCAATCAGTTTTCCGGTTTCTCCGAAAAGCGTTGTACCTTTCTGCCCCTCAAATAGTCCATTAAGGAATTTTGCAAGTCCACTACCGAAGCCGGATGCTTTGGCGTATGCTTCATCCCACTCGATACCTTTCATCGCATTGATAAGGGAACCGGATATTGCTTTTCCAAGTCCTTCAAGGTCTTTGATGTCGCTTTTGAATTTCTTAAAAATCGTGTCGGTCTGAACTAGTTTTCCGGTATCCCCACCACCAGAACCACCGGAACCAGAACCGCCACCACTTCCACTTCCACCACTTCCAGAACCGGAAGTGTTATCTTTACTCTGCTTTGAAATAACCTTTAATTCATCAAATGCACGCGTTGCCTGTTGGATTTCCTTTTTTGCTTTCTTGGCATTTTTTGCGATACCTCCTGTGTTTTTCCCTGCGCTTCCTGCGGCATTACTTAAATCGTCCATGCCGTCAGACGCGCTTCCAATATCATCAGCAAGACCGCTGATTCCTGCTCCTTTGCTTGCTTCATATCTCCATCCAAAGATAGAACCTAAAGCATTTGTTACCATTTCCGCAAAAGAAATCACCTTCTGCAAAACTGCATTAAGCACCTTGATAAATGGCTTAAATGCATTGATTAAACCACCACCAACAACCGCTCCAAGTGCTTTGAAGTTCTCTTTAAGTATGGTTATCTGGTTATGCCACGTATCTGCTGTACGTGCGAAATCTCCGGTGATATTGGTTGTATGCGCAAGCACATACTGATAACGCAACATGGCTTTTTCAGCCTGCGTCATTGAAGAAATGTTCGCATCAAGTCCTTGCTTTAACGCCCATTCCTTTAATGTTGCCTGTGTCAAGTCGATACCATAACGCCGCATAGGTGCCGTAGTACCGGAAAATACAGATTGCAGACTCTTGGCAGTATCTTCTTGGCTCACATCATAGAATGAAGCCATATCTCCGGCTAATTCTGTCAACCGGATAGACATTTTTGCCATCTGCCCTTGCGGAATATCAAGGGCAGTTCCCATGGCCTGGAAACGGCTTGCAAACTGTTTCGCGGACAATTCAGACATACCAAATTTTTCAATTGATGTTTTTGCGAAATTGTTAATTAGGCTTTCATACTGCCCGAATGTCTGCCTTACAACGTTCTCAACCTCTGTCAGTGAGGATGATATGTCAATGGCGTCTCCAAGTAGCCTAAATCCGCGAAATAAAGCCCAATACGTTGCATACACTTTTCCGATTGCAGACGCAAGGGAGAACGACTTCTTGGTAACCGCAGAAGCACTGGAACTAAATCCGCTAAATGAGCTTGTGATGCTTTTTGCCGCTGTCCCTGCCGCTCCACCGGTACGCGATAATTTTGCCAATGCATTTGTCATGTCAATAATATTCCGGCTCACGCTAGGGGCTTTCGACAGTTCAGACATAAGCTGTCGCATAGCAACTGCAAGTTTCGGAATATTTTCAATCGCCTTGGTGGAACTCTGGTAGCCAAGCTGTTTGATTGCAGATGCAAGTTCGGTCAGACCCTTAACAGATGCCGACATTCCAGAAATCCCTTTTACCGCATTGGAAATCTGACGCATAGAACCAGCCGCAGCATTAATCTGTTTGCTGTTGATAGAGCCTAATTTGCTTACATTTCTTGCAACTGCAGAAAAAGTCCGTGTGTCAATTCCACGCATTGCCGTCATTGCCCCTGCGAGTCTGTTTACCCCTGTGGAAAGACTATTCAGATTTCCGGTACTAAGCCCAGAAAGCGCGGAAGATAATCGCCCAAGTCTTGTCACAAGCGCATCTATCTGACCGCTTGCCTGTTGTGCCTGCGCTTGGATTTTTATTTCAAGAGACTCTAATTCCATTTATCCACCAACTTTCTACATAAGAAAAAGACGGTAAGATTTGACCCTTACCGCCCTTGAATTACTTTTTCAGTTTTCCCTTTTTCAGAAGAGAAAGCATCTTTGAATTTTCCTCTGATGTAAACTTGAAATTGGAAAATCCGTTCTTTTTTGCGATTTCCGCACGATGTTCTTTCGACACATCATCTTCCCCAACCGCTTTTAATGCTTCGACTATTGAACCGGAATTTCCGGTATACTTCGGATAATACTTTCCTTTGCTTTTCTTCGCACCTCCTACAACAATCACTGTATGTCCTTTTGTGCGTGTCACAAGAATATCTCCGTTGCGAAGAATAAACCCTGCATGATAAGAACCCATATCATCAAACAAACTGGATTTCAAAATTACCGGTCGTTCATTAGATGTATTGAAATCTCCCACATCCTTACCGGATGCATAGATAATACAAGCACGTACAAGAGAAGAACAATCGCATTCCGTCTTGACCTTTGTGTTAATGCCATGTTTAATGACTCCGTAGCGTTCCGATTGGTCATAGCCGATATTTTTGTTGTCAGATGCAATCTGCATAGCTTCGGCTAACTTCTCCGCAACCCTATCGTCCTTCGCCCTTAGCACGTACCATCCCTTAGAATGGTTGTAAAACTTCTGCGTAGACACTTCCTGTCCGGTCTGGTCTCCGGCTTTTCCACCAGAATAGCAATTTCCGTGTTCATCGTGTCTCGCACTTCCGATAATTACTGCCATAGCAATACCTCTTTTCTTAAACTATCTTTGGCTTTGGCAAATGTGATTTCCTTGATTCAGCCGCCCATGCTTCTTCCGCCTTAAGCATTTCTCGTATCTCAGCATCGGGATCGTCCGTATTATGCTTTTCGATGGAATCATAGCAAGTTTCTTTCACGTACTTACTATTACCCTTACCGAATGTAGCATCTATTGCGGTCACAAGTGCTGACGTTGCATATCTGCCAAACCACATATACATTTCCACATCGCGTTGCTTCCATTCTGCCTTGTATGCATCCACATAAGGCTTAAGCAACTCTGGATTCATCATATCTATATCATCAACGGAAAATCCGTAGCCTTTCGTTACCACAAGGTAAAACGGACGGATTTCCGCAACGTAATATTCCCATGTTAATTCTTGGTTTTCGCTTTGGATGGGGTCTTTTTCTTCTCTTTCTCCTGCTCCTGCGCTCTCTCCAACGACTCCATCATCTGCGCTAAAAAACCGTTTGTCATCATTTCCTCCTGCATATCAGCAAATAAATCCATGCAGTTAATCTCGTTTGTGTCAATCGCGTCATAGAGAATGTTAGACACCTTCTCAAGCTGCTCATCGTAGCCTTCGTTTGTTTTGTAATCATATCCAAATTCTTCATTGTGATGCATCTGCAATCCTACAAGAAGCGTCTTAGGAAGTGTTTCAAGAAGAATATCTTCCATAGAAGAAATACCTTTCATGTCCTGCGTTTTCATAATATCCTGTAAGATATGTGCTTTTAATGATGGTCTTGTTGCAAACTGAATTGTATATTCTTTTCCACCTAATTTAACTTTCATGTTTTACCTTGCCTTTCTGCCCTATATTGGCAAGGGGCAGTGTTGCCACCGCCCCATTGTTGCTTATCTTATTGCTTCAAGTTCTGCTATCGACCGTTCATCCTCGCCTACCGGTGCGGTCGGTTGCTCGTCCGATAGGCTTTTTACCCCACCACTGTTACAGTGAATGTTCCATCGTTGTTATCAACGACTTTCAGCTTGTCGGTAACGAGTTCCGATGCTGTGCTTGGGATAACAGTTGCGGTCATTTCAAGGATTTCATCTACACCGCCTACATCATTCGGTGTCGCGGTAACAGTTCCGGTGTATGCGTATTTTGCAACGCCACCGATTCCATCTGTGCCGTACAGGTGGATAATGTCAACCTTTTTATCTCCCAGCTTTTCGATGTTTTCCAGATATTCTTTTGCAAGGTTTCCGGTGATTTCCCGGGAATCCGCTGTCTTAATACCTTTCTCAAATGTCTGCTGTGGGTCTTCCATCGTGGTTGACTCAACCGTGTTTGGTGGAGATGCCGGAGATGGAATAGACTTTGCAGCAAGTAAAAGGTTGTAAGTCCCTGCAAAGTCGGCTTGTTCCGCTGTGTGCTCTTTAATAATCACACGCGACTTATAACTTGTTGATGCCATGATTTTCTGCTTCCTTTCTGCCTTGCGGCTATGCTAAATTTTCATACGCTCCAATAATTCGCGATACGCGAAAAGTTGCCGTGCGCACTTGTTTGGAAATCGTGAACACAGCATTTGACACATCAAAATTTTTTGATTTAAAAAAGGACACTGCATACTCTGCAATGTCCTTAATCTTTTCTCTTTTCCCTTTATTTGTTATTGTAATTTGAAATGTTGGGCGAATTGCGTTAATAAAATAAGACTCTGTATCTCTCCCGGCTTCTGTAAATCCAATCTGTTGTATAAGAAGTGTTGGAAAAACAGGTGTTCCGTTTGATTCATCGTCCTGCGTCACCTTGATTCCGCTTTCTTTGCTTTCCATGTAAACTTTCAACAATCGGTAAACGGTATCTTCAAAATCAAGTGCCCAACTATTTAACTCATTTTCCACCGAATACCTCCCTTGCAATCTTTACATACTGTTGAATAATCTGTTGTTCCGCATTATACATTGGCATTGTGGCTTTGATACCGTGGGTATAACGCCATGTTTCGGTCTTATCGTCCCAATAGTACCAACCATCTTCAAAAGCGTGTATTTGCCCCGGATACGTGCCGACACCGAATCCAAGTTCCGGTGCTTTTGGGTTCTCTTTGGAGTTATAAAAAATACCGGCTCCAAACTCTACCGCCAACAAAGTATAGAACGGCTCTCTATCTTCTGACGTTACCGTTTTTCCGGTTGCAATCAGAATTGCGTTCGAGGTCATTAACTGTGGTGCTTTATCCACCCTTACCGTTATCGTGTTTCCTAATGGGGATTCCGATATGTGTTGTATTGCCGCTGTCTGACCTATCTGTGCAAGCCTAGAAACAAGTAAATCACATTTAGCTTGTAAACTATCGCGGTACTTTTCTAATTCCTTTATGGCGGCTTGTATGGATTTAGAGGATGATGTCATTGAAATAGTTTTCTTTGCCATGCAATCACCTACTTAATATTCTTTCGAAGAAGAAACAAATCCGTGGTCAGTCCTTCATCAGCAACTCCTTTTACGATGTAGTCTGCGGTTTCTGAATCCACAAGTCCATCATCAGTGCGTTTGACTTCCGAACGTTTCCACACCACATCGCCGGCTTTCAGTGGCAAATATCCTTTATCCGTGACAAGCTGACAGTATGATGTGCTATCATCAATTCCAAATTCTTTCACAAGGGCTTCTGACAGCTTATTGCTGATATTGGCTTGGAATGTCGTAGGTTCTGAAAACCCTTCAACTTCCTCGCCTTTTGGAATCTTGTTGCCTTCGGAATCTAAATAAGGTACAAAGTTTCCATCGGAATCCTTGTACCCTTCATAGACAATATCTCCATTTTCGTCAGTTTGTGGAATGAATACCCTCTGACCGGATTGCGAATATTTCATTTCCTGCTTGTTAATGTCAAGCATTGGTGTTTTCCTCTGGGATTCCGGCAACACTTGTCAGAAGCGATAACACCCCGGCAAGTACTGATGCAGAAAGAACATATTTCCAATCCACCGCACCCATAAATGCCGCCGTTCCAATTCCAGCAACCGCCGCCTGTGCAACAGTCTTGATTGCTCTGATTCCGGCTTTCTTAGTCCAATCCTTCCAATTCCTCATTGCTTTTATCTCCTTTCCCTATATGAATCTCTTCAATCTCATGTTTCATTTTTGTAACCATTCCATTTCCACCTAACGCATGGTACGCATCATACATCTCACAGAAGTTCTGATAGGCATATGACGGTATTTCTCCGATTCTGGTGTACTTTGCATGGTATTCAATAAGTTGGACGCGCAAAAGGAGCATTGTTCCTTTGCTGTTCGCATCCCTACTTTTCTTTTGTTGCTTAAGAAGCCAAACTATATACCCAAGCACTATCGGAAGTGCCACAAGATAAGTTTGAATCAAAATACTTTTCATTTGAATCTCCTTTTGACGCACTGCCCACCACCGCTTAATGTGCGCCGCCTGCAACCATAATGGTCACGCTCAATCTTCTTTAATTACATTGCTTTTACAAACGGAAACACTCCAACAAAAAGGCTTTCACGGTCTTTCCATGTACGGCTCACACCGTTTTCGGAGAGACTTGCCATGTATGCTTCTCCTGCCTGTGACCGGTCGTACACTGCCAAATTGACCATAATGTTTTCATAGTTCTTAACATCACTGTCAATCTGGTCTTGCGTGTATGTGTCCGGATAGTTCCGTCTGCTGATAATCTCTTTTCTTGCCTGCTCTAAAAGCTGTTCAATCAAAGGGTTACACTCTTTTTCATCAAACACAACTTTATCGGACTTCTCTCCGGTCGCTTCGTCCTCTACCTCTTCTATATGAAATTGTTTTAAACAAATCTTTACCTGTTCGACAAGCGTGTATGACATAAGCGATCTCCTCCTACAACTTTACACCTTCCATAACTGCTCTTGCTTCAAGGACTGCAATATAGTCAGTCATTGCCTTAATCTGCATATTGTAAGTGCTTCTAGGACATGTAGGTTCAAAATCAAGTTTTCCAGAATCCTACTTTTCAAGCATAGCCTTTAATTTCTGATAGCGAATAACAACCTGCTGATATTCCGCTCTAAAACGTTCCTTATAATCGGAACTATTCATCATTTCAACTGTATCTTTTAATTCCATGAAACTAACCTCCTACAGATTAAATTTTGCAATCAGAATTTCTTTCAGTTCCGCACCGCTTGTCGCTTGTGCGTTTTCAATCCCCTGCTCTGTGGCAAGTTTTTGCAAGTCTGCGGTACTCATTCTGTTGATTTCGGTCTTTGTATATCCAACGGAAGATACCGGAGAATTACTCTCCGGCACCTCTTCTCCTGCGTTGTACCATTTACCATTATGAATCACTATATATGGATATTTCATAGTTGCACCCCCTACTCTTCGCTATGAACCTCATATACGAATGTGCTATCCATATTCTCGTATGATGGAAGTACAACCTCAGATGCAAATGTTGACATCTTCATAGGTGGTCCATACTCTGTCTTTGTAGCGACTGTAATACCTACACCATATGTTGTTACATCAACATCAGCTACCTGTCTTGCAGTTCTTTCTTCCGGTGTAGTGCCAAACCAAGTGCTTCCAAGGCTGCCTTCTGGAAGAAGTGTAACCTTGTTATCCGGGTAGAAGTACTGCTCTTTGCCATCATCATCAATGTACATCTTATCGTAAAGTACGATAGTGAGCTTCGCCCTCTTCTGTACCACCGAAATAACAGTATCATCGTCAACCTCAATAGTTGCTGTAAGGTTCTGTGCAAGAATTGAGTTTCTTATTTGTGCATTGTCAAGCAGATATTGAAATGTATTGCTGTTCATAAGTGCGTATCTAGCAATCTTACCCTGCTTCTGTAACTTCTTTCTTGCATTGTTAAGGTCTGTAAGTGGCTTTGAATTAGCTGTATCGCTCCACATGCTTGTGCCGGATAACTTTGCGTAATGGTCTTTTGCGTATGAGCCATCCTTATCGTAATCATAAGCGTACTGAACGCCATCACTTACAATAGCAATTACCGGATGACCTGCATTTGTAGAAAGAAGCGACATTCTCATACGCTCCGGTACAACTTCCGCACCGCTTACAAGGTTGTTAGTATCGTCATATACGCTTGATAAAGCACTCGCAAGGTAAGGGTCGTCTTCTGATTGAATACGCTCGATTTCAAGCATTTCCTCTTCACCAACTGTCATTCCCTCACGGAAAAATGCCATCTGCGTTTTTTCCTTACTTAATCCGCCTCTAGCTCTAAGAGTTGGGATTGTGTCAAAGTTGGATGGCGCAAGAGAAACCGGAAGTCCTTTATGTGTCTTAATCCAGCTTAAATCAAGCCCCTGCTTCTTTCTTTCTGGAAACCACTGTAAACCAAGATAAGGTATCTGATTACTAGCGTTTTCTGTTGCCGATAATGCGATAGACTTACTGTCTAATACTTCATTAATTAACATCTATTTACCTCCTGTTATTATTCAAATACAATCATTGGAAGAGCTGTCTTAACTGTTGCGTCATATGTAACGCCGGAATGTGCTTCTGCTACTTTCGTGTTAAGGTACGCTTTCTTGAGCAGTGCTCCTTGTGGTCTGTCTTCTGTTACATCAAATCTCAAAATACCCACTACTGTAGCTGTATTGTCAGCCTTTCCATTTGCTCCGATTGGAGTACCTGCTTTGACAATCTTCTTGCCCTGTGCGTTTTTAGTTGTCACGCCATCAAAATCAAGTGTTAATGGGATTGCTTCATTAGGCTCTCTCTTTAAAATCTGAACATCTCCTGCGTATGAAGTCTTTTCGTACTGCATATTCATTTCCTTTGCCATTTTTTACCTCCTGTTATTGTTGAATGTAATGTGATAAAACGTCATTGTTCTTAGGTGCATTAGATATAAGGCTTTCTGCTATCTTTTCAGCATTTGTCTTATTATCTGCACCGGCTTTATTACCGCCAGCCGTGCCACCGCCCGGATTCGTACTGCCATTTGCAATCTCCTGTTCCTTGGCTTGCGCTGCGGCGGTCTCTTTTTCAGAGATAATCTTTCCAAGAACGTCATAATCAAAACTGCCATCGTCTTTTACAATCTGCGCCGCCTGTTCTGCGGTAACATTAAATTTAGATGCGGCATTGGCTCTCTGCGTGGCTATTGCCTGCGCTTTTTCAAGTTCCGCGATTCTCGCATTGGCTTTTTCGAGGTTCTTATTTGCCTGCTCGACTTCCGTGAGCTTTCCCTGTTCGATATCATCGAGCTGCTTCTGCAACTCTTCTGCTTTGTCAGCCTTTGTCTTGTACTCGTCAGCCTTTGCTTTGGCTTTCTGTACGGAACTTCCGTAATCTGCCATGATCTTGTCCGCGTTTTCCTCGCTTAATCCCATAGCAATCAGATCTTCTCTCTTCATTCATTACCTCCGATATGTCATACGAATTTTTATACGGTGCAACGACACCGAACGACATTGTTGATTTTTACGCTCACAACTTTGCGAATTTTTATAAAATAAAAACAGCCACCAATTACTCGGTGACCGTCTTATCTTTGTTTGTCTGGTTCTGTGTGCCATCTGTATTCATTTTATTTATCAATTCTTGTGCTTTCCGTTCCTGTTCTTCTACATCACCAATCGTTTTCCACAGATTATCCAAGTATGGCTTTGACAACAGGAATGTCTTTTCCGCATCTCCCCAAAGTCCGACAGATTTAATTGCCACAAGCGGATGAATGCCGGCTTGTAAAAGCTGATATAATGTCTGCGACTTGGTGTACATATTGTCTTGTGGGCTATGGTTAATCTGAACATCAAAGTCGCGCAAACTCAATCCTAAGTCGTGATCCTGTATACGAATCACGTTCAAAACAACTTTCGCAAGTCTTTTTTCAGCCGACTTTACAATTGGGTCTTTTAGTTTGGCTCTCGACTTCGAGAAGTCCCATCCGTTTCTAAGCTCAACCGCTCCTTGTGTATCTCCACCGGAATTATTGTTGTTCTTATTCGGTATGGCAAGAATGGACTGTGCATTATCCCACAAATCATCCTTTGCGACTTGGCACTCTGTCTGATTCAGTTCTTGTGTCATAATGTCAACATCTGATTTATTCTGCTCATTATTGGATTTTACCGTCAGCGCATGGGAAATCTTCATTTCTTCAAAGGTTTTCGGGTCGATTTCGCAATTTACAAACTTTATCCAAAACTGAACAAACTGCTCAACGCCATCCATTCGGTTTGACTGCATTGTATTGATTGCATCTAATAGTCCGATCACAAGCTCAATATCAGAAATGCGCTCATGGTTATTTGGAAACTCAACAATCGGGATTCCGCCAAAACCATGCAGTTTCCAATCTCGAACCTCTCCGTTCACAATCTTGCATTCGTAAGAGTCCGTGTAACAGAGTTTATACATCTGTCCATCGGCATCCTTAAGCTCTTGGATTGCTAAAAGTGGTTCTTCTGTGGAACGACTGTAGATAACAAAAGTGTTCATTGGTGTTGGTGCAACAATTCTAAATGGTATATCTTCATTTTTTGTAATCTGCACCGCCTTAAATGACGTTCCGGTTGCTGACTGCCACTCTCCTGCCTTAATGTCTTTTTCCTGCTTATTAGCATCGGTCAGATAATCGTTAAATTCATCAACCGCATTGTTTATCCGATCATCATCTTTCCTGCTTATAAGCTGAATTGGCTCACCGTAAGTCTGACCAACCTTGAATTGAACAATCTCATAGGCATGGTTTTCAGACACCTTATTGGTTATATCCGCATTCTGTACCTTTGTTCGGTACAATACAGGCTGATCGCCCTTGTAGTAGTTCCACAGATAACGAATGATCGTCTTGTTGAAATAAAATGCACCAATGCAGTTTCCGACAACACTTACGATATTGTCTGCCGTAATCTGTTCTACGTTAGCATATGCAATTTTTCTTCCATATCTGCCTTTTACAAGGTCGTGAAAATACTGTGTATTCATATAAATAAAACTCCACTACTGCAAGCGCGTTTTGGTATTGGCTTCGTTTCAATCTTGCCTGTTGCCACGCGATAAATCACAATATGATTGCATTTTTTACATTTGCACGGATGATCTATCGTAGATCTCCCATCGTAATGCCCGGCAATTCTTCCGCAATCCGGGCAATATATAGTTACTTTTTTCATGGCAACCTCTTTCTTGTAAATAAAAAACACCGCCATTTCTGACAGTGTCTTTTACGGATTATATGCTTTTGGGGTTGTAGGATTTTGTTTTTTCTACTCTTTTAGTATACCATGCAAGTTTTAGGAAATGTTGTGAAAGAGTGTGAACTATTGTGCACTTTTATGCACTCTTTCCAAGATAAATCCCGCCGAATTTCTTCTCAAACTCCCGAATAGCCTTCTTTCGGAGGTTCATGATATTTCTGTAGGAATATCCCATTTCTACAGAAATTAAATTCCAGTCCTTATTATCAACATAGTGCGCATACAGGACAATATACACATCTGTATTTTCCATACTGTCAATCTGCCCGATAATAACCCGGCGTTTATCCACGAATTCGCACACAAGTTCTTTTATCTCGTTCTGCAGGTCTGCAATTTTAGCAACAGCACTTCCCATTTTGTCCGGATCTCCGGAAGACTGCACATCAACCTCTTTGGGAGATACGGAAATGGAAGTTGCCATATTGGAAAGTTTTTGAATTTCAGACATTTTGTTTTTGATAACATGATCACATCTATTTATTTGTGAAAGATATTTGTCCGTTGTCATATCCTAATACCTCCTAAATGGGTTTACTGCCGCTTCTACCTTTGCTGTATTGTTTGGGTTATCTATAAACATTTCAAGCTGAGTTAAACCGTCTGCTGCATCGTCGTGTTCATTACCGCCAATACTTACAAACATAGAGAGTTCATCCATAGCCGCTTGATATTCGTCATTTCTATAATATCTTGTTACTCCAAGATCTGAATCTTTCTTCATTTGTTCCTGCGTCGGTCGGTGCATATCAAGAAATATGAATTTTCTCTTAACATCACCGGAATATGCTATGATCTTCGATAACTTCTCAACCTTATTTGGTGCTTTTCTACTTGTACATGAGCATTTATAGTCCTGTTCCTGCAACTTTTCATCTACATATTGGCAATACAGATCTCCTCCGGTATTTCCCTCAAATCTTGTCTGCCTAATCTCATTCCCGATAATTCGTCCAACAACAAGAGGGATTGTTACCTCTTTCGGGCCTTTGTTGAATACCCAATCGTAAATATAAACATCACCGTTTTCATATTCTGCTCCAATCGGCATTGACAAGCTATCGCCACCGCCCCAGGCAACATCCACAACTCCGATGCGTCGGAAATCTCCGTCCGGTAGGATTCCGTTAAATAGTCTCAAATCCGTATAAAGCAATCCTTCGCGGACATATGGTTGCTGCATAAACTTAGCCATCCATTCGGCATTGTCAAGCTTATCTCGCATATCCCGATAGTATTCCGTGGAAAATCCGTTGATTTCATATGCGAAATTGCTTTCGTCATTTTCATTAAGTGCCGGAATCTTACGGAATCGGTATTGTGGGTCATGCTCATATTGCTTTCTCATGCGCTCCAATGGATCTAAAACATTCCAAAGAGTACCAACCATCAATTCCCTTGCACCGTCATTTTTACGGTCAACCATCTTGTTTAGGTACTCTTGGTATGTGTTTTCCATTCGAGTAGGGCTTAATGAATGCTCTCGATCACGAACCAAGTCATCGACATATAAATATCCGTCTTTTGAAACATCGACCGCTCCTGTCCATGTTCCATCAATACCACGGCACGTTACGGTTGCGAATCTGTCCGGATCTCCAAGCGTGATCGTAAATTCGTCCGCGCTCTTGTCTGTCGGAATTGATGCGTTTGCGTATTCCGGATGCCAATAAGCAAAAAGTTCAGCAAACGTATATTCTTCCGTGGTAAAAAGATTTATCAGTTCTTTGTAAAATCCTTTTGCCAAAATACCGGAGTGACCGCCCATAGCACTATGGCTGTTTGGTCTGCGCAAAGCTACCCACGCAAGAAAGAAAATACAGATAGTCGATTTACCGACACGCGATGGCATTGACAATCCGTAAAATTTAATCTTCCGGTTTTCCAAATCTTCAAGATCTTGAGCGACTATATTCAGTGTCTTGCGGCGTGGATAATAAAACCGTTTACTCCAATTTCTTTTGCGCTCCATAAAGTAAATAAAGCTCTCGAAACGATAAAAGCTCTCTAATCGCAAGACTTCATAGAACTGATCCACAAGTTTGTATCCGCCTTTAATGTCGTGATCCTGCGCATATCGTTCAAGTTCCCATATGCTACCACCCGCGTTTTTCTGCGTATATTCGTTGATTAAAGCCTTTGTTCTTTCGGTTATAGTCAATCCATAGTCAACGTCTTTTTCCGTCCGAATCGCCACATTGCACGCTTTCAAAAGGGCATCTATTACCTGTTCATCAACGCCTTTTCTCTGTATGTAGTTTTCATATCCATTTACTGCATTGATTAACTGCTTTGAAGCCAAATAAAAAGCACCTCCGCAAAAAGCAGAAGTGCCTTGACCTCTGCCTATAACTGTTTTTAGGTTAGCGACTAACTCCATTTGTTAGCCGGTAATATGCGTAGTCAGTAGTAAAAGCTATTCTTAGCACACCAATATTGTACGCACCTCTTAGTATTTCGGAAATTATTTAAAGACTATTTTCTTGGTCTGAATTGTTATTTATTTTATATCCGCAACGCTTTCCACAAAGCAATTGTAATAGATATATCTCTTGCCGTTAAAATCAAACTTAACATATCCACCATCGTTTGTGCTAAGGTCAATCTTGCCTTTATATGTTGCAAGTTCTTTACCATCTGCTGTGTATACAGTAATGGTTCTCTGCATACCGCCATTTGCATCGCTTTTCATGTCTACCACAAATCTGTCCCACGATGCGCATCCGGTCATTCCAAAGCACAATGTCAATCCTAATGCAATTGCTAAAATTTTCTTCTTCATAAAATCTCCTTTCAATTCATACATAGCACTTTTTCGCAAACCTCAATACACTCTTTTCTCTTCTCATCATTGGTACACTTGCCATCTGCATTGTATCGACAAGAAGTCAGATTGCATTTTTTATTTGCATAAGCATTATTTACATTATAAATCCATTCACGAAACGGAATATTGTTGATTGTGGCATTGTCCAATGCCATGTCAGCTATCTCCTGTACCATTTTTTCTATTGAAATTCCATCATTGTTGCCCTCCACAATTCCGTCAATTATCGCGCCTTCGAGTAATTCTCCAATGCTTATATTTGTCCTGTCTGGCATTTGTTTGTATAATTCGATTAATTGTTGCTTTGTCAAAGGCTTCCAGTTCGGATTGTCTCTCTTGCACTTAAAGTCTGCAACTCCACGACCGCATACATATCGCTCATTTCCATATGTGTCAACACTCGGACCGGTACATAAATCACAATTCTTTATATGATCGCAAGGTTTTAGTTCGTGGCTATATCCACTACAAAGCATTGTGTTTTGATATTCCATAATCTCGCTCCTAAATTCTTGCAACTACGTGTTCTTTTACAATTTCTTCTTTTTCTGGGTCGTAAATAACCGAACCATTTTTATCAGTTTTCAGTCTATCAAATTCGCAAGTAACCTTTATGCCATCTTTGTTACTGCATCCTGCGTGATAATCAATGAAACATACTTTCTTTTGCCATTTTCCGTTGGCATAAATCTTTGTGTAACCGCCTTTTCTGGTTTTGATTATAATTTTTGAACGTGTTTTCTTCATTTCTTATTTCCCCACTCAATAATAAGTTTTAAGTCAATATCTAATTCCCTTACAAGCGTCATGAGTCGCCCGAACTTCAAGCCATAACTCGCAATGCCCTTTAGCAATTCCTCTCGCCTGTTTTATGATGTCAAAATATGACATATTAAACTCTTTTTTGTGTTTAAGAAAATGCTTGATATAAAAAAGCATCTCTTTTTCGTACAATTTTCTGGTATTATGTTTTACCCTGTTGTCAAAAATAAGGCAATGTATTCTCTCCCTCATTTCCAATGCACCTTGAACCCTTTCTTTTTATACTCCTCTACGGCTTTTTTAAGGCTCATATCGTCCTCATACTTTTCATTCAGCATAATCACCACATTACCTTTTTCAATGCCGTATATGTTGCAATTTGCAAGTTCCTTAGCCGTTCCAAGGATAGCTTTTGTCTGCTTTCGGCTCATTTCATAGGTTTTTGTTCCCATATTAACAGTCATTTCTCATAAACCTCTCAAAATCCTTTCTGCATTTAGGGCATAATTCATAAGTTTTCTTAAGTTTTCCGCAAAATCTTGTTTTGTAAAGCTCGCACGAAATTTCATCTTCTGTAAATCTA